ATATTCACAAGATCCTTCTCAGTCGAAGGAATTTATGTTTATTCAATTAGACAATGGCAGACTGACTATCATGCCGACAAACGAACTTCGATTCCATGATAAATCATATACCGAAGGCGATTGGCCGAAAGATATTAAACTAAACACCAGCACCTGGAGAGTTGAATGACAGTTTTTTCAAACGAAATGTTTGATGCTACAGAACAGACTTGTTTCTTTGGAAAGCAAGTCAATATTGCCCGTTACGATAAGCAACGTTACAATATCTTCGAGAAGCTGACAGATAAGCAACTCGGATTTTTTTGGCGGCCAGAAGAAGTAGATCTGTCAAGAGACGGCAAAGACTTTAAAGGGTTAAGCGACCATGAAAAGCACATCTTTACAAGCAATCTCAAGCGTCAGATTCTTCTTGACTCTGTACAGGGACGTGCGCCTAGCTTGGCATTTCTACCGATTTGTTCGCTCCCCGAACTCGAAACCTGGATCCAAACATGGACATTTTCCGAAACGATTCATAGTCGATCCTACACTCATATCATTCGAAACGTTTATTCAGATCCGTCAAGGGTATTTGACGAGATGCTCGACATCCAAGAAATAGCTGACTGCGCTGCTGATATCAGTAAGTACTATGATAACTTAATTGCATTCAATAGTGTTATGCGATATAATTATGATCACAAGAAAGCACTATGGCTCTGTCTAAATGCTGTGAATGCTTTAGAAGGAGTAAGGTTCTATGTCTCGTTTGCATGTAGTTGGGCTTTTGCGGAAGTTAAGAAGATGGAGGGTAACGCCAAGATCATCAAGCTCATCGCGCGGGACGAGAACGTTCATCTTGCCTCGACACAACAGCTCCTCAAAATTCTACCGAAAGAGGATCCAGACTTTGCTCGCATACAAGAAGAGACACGAGATGAGTGCATCAGCATGTTTCATCGAGTGGTCGAGCAAGAAAAAAGTTGGGCACATTACCTTTTCCAGAACGGTTCGATGATTGGTCTGAACGAAGAACTTCTTTGTAACTACGTAGACCATATTGCCGCGAAACGTATGGGCGCAATCGGTCTGAACGGAAAGCCAGGAGCGAATCCTTTGCCATGGACACAGAAGTGGATTTCAGGTTCTGACGTACAAGTTGCCCCGCAAGAAACAGAAATTACTAGCTATGTGATTGGTGGTGTCAAAAAAGACGTCGACGAAAATACTTTCAAAGGATTTACTTTATAATGTGTACAGTATCTAATATCGGTGATGGTTATCGGGATAACTTTCCTCCTCGTTGGCGAGGAATTGTTCATCCAAACCCTTGGCCAGCACAACCAACAAGTGTTCCATATCCGTCACAACCAGGCATACCAGGATATCCTTTGGTTATTGATACTTCTGGAGTTTCGAAAGAAGAATTCGAAGCACTGAAGAAAGAGGTTGAGGAACTTAAGCAACTGCTAAAAGCTGCAAAGAAGTTCGACGAAGAAACCGGTCAACCTGATTGCCACATGGATGACAAAGTAGATTTCATTAAGAAGCTAGCAGAATATGTTGGTGTTGATTTAGAAGACATCTTTAAAAAATAAGAGGAACTAAGATGGATTGGATAACCTGCCCGTCATGCGACGAGGAATTTAAAATAATCACAGAAAACACCGCTCTTCCAGAATACTGTCCATACTGTTCTGCAGAGCTTGATCTTGAAGATCCATTCGAAGAAGAATATGACGAATAAATAGATCATTCTCCAAATGGAACGTGATCTATGAGTTGGTTATACGAAGATAAAGAATTTACTGATGTTGAAGATTATTACGGCTTCATATATTTGATTGAAAATTTGGTAAACGGCAAGAAATATATAGGTCGTAAGTATCTAACAAAAGCCGGATACAAAACTGTCAAAGGTAAACGAAAGAAGCTTCGCGTAGAGTCCGATTGGCGAGACTACTACGGATCTTCTACTTCCCTCAAAGAAGACATTGATCTCTACGGAAAAGATAACTTTCGTAGAACGATCTTAAGACTCTGCAAGGGTCGCGGAGAATGTAATTACTTTGAAACAAAATATATATTCGATACAGATGCCATTTTAGATCCTAAATATTACAATAGTTGGGTATCTTGTAAAATTCAAACAAGCCACGTGAAGGCTTTACTTTTCAACCCCGAACAGGAGAATTTATGAGGTGGGTAAGGTACTAGAACACAAGCATTTGATTGTAAGAGCAGAGCTGAACAATCCTCCGCAATGCACATCGGCGATCGATGAGTGGATGAAGAAACTGGTTAATCAGATTGATATGAAAATTTTAATGGGACCATACACGGTGTATTCTGATATGGTCGGTAATCGCGGATTGACTGCCGTGACTATCATCGAGACCAGTCATATTGCTCTACATGTATGGGACGAATGCGAGCCTGCAATGGCTCAGCTAGATGTTTACACGTGCAGCACATTAAATATTCAAGATGTGTTCGATGCCATCACCGAATGGGATCCTACAAAAGTAGAGTATAAGTATATAGACCGAGAAAACGGGTTGACATTAATTGAGAAAAATGTTATATAATGTATAAGAGAACAACTAGAACTAATGGTCCTAAGCGTACCACATACACGCAGTCGTCTAAAGGTTCTAGTCGTTCTTCTAAAATGTCTCAGAAGTTACTACGACTACAAATTTAAATACTGGCGAAAGAAAGACTTATCTTACTCAGAGAACCGCAGACGGCTGGGTTTCAAGAAAGAGTCTATCAGCTCCTAAGCCCAAGACAACCAAGTTTAAAAAAACAAAAACAATCCGAATGAAAAAGTCTAAACCTTTAGGCGTCACAGGTTGGATTGTTTTAGGAATTATAATTATACTATTATTAGCAAGTAATTGAAGTAAAAACAAGAAGTGAGGATTAAATAATGGGTAAGAAGAGAACACGTAAGACAGTCGTATCGAAAGGCCAACGTCGTTCGATCGTGGCTGGCGTGAAAGAAGTTCGTCAAGATCGTAGCGAAGGCGAAAAGGCCTACAATAAGCTGAAAGCTTGGCGCAAAGGCCAGAATCCATGGATTACTGTTCCTGGTCCGCAGTCTAACATGCGCTTTATTAAAGTGCGGGCGAACGGTGTTTGGGGTAATCCAAAAAATCGATCAACAGGCATTTACAGTAAGGCGACAAGCGATGAATAAGAATATTCTAATCTATACGAAAGACAACTGCCCTTTTTGTGTACAAGCGAAAAACTTGTTTACAAATAAAGGAGAACAGTATATAGAGAAGAAGATAGGAAAAGATATTACGCGCGAAGAGTTTATGGAAAACTTTCCTGACGTAAGAACAGTTCCTTTCATTATAATTGACACAGAAAAGGTAGGTGGTTATGACAAACTCGTTGAATGGTACGACAGACCAGAACGATCGTTCTTGGCAGAATGAATATTTAAAGGGCGTTCTCCAAACTGGAATCGCAAATGTATCCTTCATGAAGAAGGACGGAACACAGCGAAATCTTCTATGCACTCTGTTGCCGAGCGAATTGCCGGCACAGACTGATCTTGAAGAAGCCGTACAGAAGAAGACTCCAAATCCTGAAGTGCTTGCTGTATGGGATCTTGAAAATAAAGGATGGCGTTCGTTCCGTTACGACTCGGTCCTCGGCTTTAGTGTACTGTCACTCGACGCATGATTTACATGGTAGACATTGATCAGACCATCTGTAAAACGCCATATACAGATGGTCAACATCGCTATGGATTGGCAACTCCATTTAAGCATCGTATCGAGAAGATAAATAAACTATACGATCAGGGTAATACCATCATCTATTGGACAGCCCGTGGTTCAGGATCGGGAATCGACTGGACCGAACTTACTACAAAACAACTAAAAGATTGGGGATGCAAGTTCCACGAAGTCCGTCTCGGAAAGCCATCATACGACGTATGGATCGATGATAAGGCAATTGGCGACGGGTTCTTCTTTTACGATGAAGATATGGAATTGCTGAACGCTACTAAGGAATAATAATGAATAACCAAGATAAGATTGAACTGAACGAACTGAACAAGGAATCGAATGGTGGAACAGAACTTACCACTCGAAATCTCTTCCACCGACTTTCAAGTGATGAACTCGATGGTGTCCAAATTATCACTGCTCGCGTCCGCGACCTCGATCCTGACCGAATTAAGATCTATCATTTACATGATCTCGCTGGCGATCCGGAAGCTTCACACCTTCAAGATCCAGCTTCTCGAGCTCGCTTTCAAAAGTTGGTCTTCAGTTCTAACTGGCAGTATCAACAGTATCGTGATTATCTTGGAGTTCCATATAGCAATCATTCAACAGTTATCGAAACAGGCATCGAGCCTATTCCACTCGTTGAGAAACCAAAGGATAAGATACGTCTCATTTATACGTCCACACCTCATCGTGGACTGGAGATTCTGGTTCCTGTCTTTTGCGCTCTCGCCGAGAAGTATCCTAACATCGAATTAGATGTCTTCTCTTCGTTTGGCATCTATGGTCCAGGTTGGGAGGGCCGCGACGAAGCGTACAAGCCTCTCTTCGATCGGATGAAGGAGCACCCACAAATCAACTATCATGGTTGGGCAGATCAGGAGACAGTACGTGCCGCATATCAAAAAGCCCACATCTTTGCGTATCCTTGTATCTGGCCGGAAACTTCGTGCAGGTCACTTATTGAAGCTATGTCGGCTGGTTGTTTGGCGGTTCATCCTAACTTCTCTGCTTTGGCTGACACGTCGGGTGGGCTAACTGT